GTTCGCGCAGAACGACGGCATGGCCGACCAGGACAGCGAGGCGTTCCACTACGACATCCTCGGCATCGAGGACGAGATGCACGCGATCATCAACCGCCGCGACCACGCGCACGCCTACGAGTGGAACGAGTCGGAGCACCCCCGCGACACTGAGATGGACGACGCCGAGGGGAAGAAGCTCCTCGACGAGGCCATCAGGGAGCTGGACGGCGAGCACGACCACGCGCACCACTACCGCGCCAAGACGGGCCCGGAGCGCCGGGTCGACTTCGCGCAGGCGAAGCAGGCGCTCGACGCGAGCGAGTCGAACGTCAAGGAGCGGCTCACGGGGCAGCTGAAGGGCGTGCAGGACCAGCTCCTCGCCTGGGTGCGCGTCACGCCGCTCAACTCCGACGTCGTGCGGCAGCTCGCCGTGGCGACCCCGGCCGACACGCAGCGCACGCTCCAGGACATGTTCGAGGGCGCCTGGGGCGAGGGCAAGGACGCCGGCATCTCCGAGGTGCCGCGCGCGGTGCGCGCGCAGCCGCGCGTGCAGGACGTGCGGACCTTCGCGCTCCTCAAGTACGACGCGGGCTTCGAGCCCGAGGAGGCGATGACCGCCTTCGAGAACAGGGCGTGGATGATCAAGGACGTGATCGACGCGAACATCCAGGCGCAGGTGCGCCTTGAGCTGTTCGAGCACCTGAAGGGCGGACGCACGCTGGGCGACACAATCGACCGGCTCCGCGAGGTGTTCGAGCCGTGGGTCGGCGACCCCGAGAAGGTCGGGTCCGACGACCTGCTGCGCGCGCCGCGCCTTGAGAACATCGTGAGGACCGAGAGCACCTGGGCCTACAACCAGGGCCGGCTCGCGGTGGGCGACGCGGCCGAGGACTACGTGATCGGCTACCAGTTCAGCGCGATCATCGACGAGCGCACGACCGAGACCTGCCAGACGGCGGACGGTCTCGTGCTGCGCAAGGACGACTCGCGCACGATCCGGCTCACGCCTCCGCTCCACTTCCAGTGCCGCTCCGTGCTAGTCTTCGTCACGCAGGACGACCAGCCCGTCGAGTGGTCGGACGACCGCGAGATCGACAAGGCGCTGGCGCTCGTGCCGAAGGGGTTCAAGTGAGCCTGGAGGATGCGATCAAGGTCTCCCCGGGCGAGACCGTCGAGGAGCAGACTATGCAGGTAGGCGTCGCGATCGGCGGAGAGAACGTGCGCGGTATGCGGGCGACGGCCAACTGCCCGTTCCACGAGGACGCGGACCAGCACTCGCTGGTAGTGGACATCAGGGGAGGCGCGTTTCACTGCACCGGGTGCGGCGCCCAGGGAAACGTGGTCACGACTGTGGCAATGATCGAGAGGACAGACGAGGAGGAGAGTTGATTCCAACACTAGCACAGGACCTGAAGGTCATCATGGGCAGGCTCGGCAGCTGGCCGGGCGACTTCGGACCCGAGGCGGCGATGAACCTCGCCGCAGTGGCGAGCCAGAACCTGACGCCAGGCGCACTCGCGGTCGACGCGAGCCCCGGCTGCGGGCGCAGTCTGGTGCTGCTGGCAGCGGCGGCCTACCGCGCGGGCGCGAAGGTCGGGGTGGTGCGCGACAACATGTCGCCGCCCGAGCAGCTCTGGTTCAACAGGGCGTTCCGGCTCTTCAAGCTCAGCGAGGCGGTGCGCAACGACGACACGATCGCGCCTGCGGACCTGGTGGTCGTGAGGAACGACCCGGAGCTCGCGCGCGCGGTGTTCGCCTCGCTGCTGAAGCCCGAGGGCATCCTCGTCGGGCTAAACATCCAGCAGCTGGAGAACCTGACGCCGGAGCAGTCGGGCAACGGCTGGGCCGTGTGGCGCAGGCCGAAGACGCCCGAGCTGAGGGTCGTGAAGCCGGAACACGCTACGATGGACGCGGCGACCAAAGACAAGCAGCTCGACATGCGGTCGTTCCTGCCGCCAGACGACCCCGAGTACGACGCGGAGGGGCTCGATGGAGTACGGGCAGACGGCTAACGGGACTTTCACGTCGACGGGGTGCTACCCGCTCCCGCCGATGGACCTCGCCGCCGCGTGGGGCGACCCGCGCGTGGGCGACGCGCTGAGGCGCATCGAGGGCACGGTCGCGGAGATGGCTGGCACCGACGTGCAGCTCTCGACCAACATGCGGCCACGGAGCGAGAAGGGCTACATCCTGTTCCAGGTGACGGCGACCTTCCGCTTCCCGATCGGGAGGCTGTGATGGCTGTCGAGCGGATGATGCCCTACACGGCGAGGACGATGCAGGTGCCCGAGGGCGCACCGCAGCACGAGCGCCACGACGGCGTCGTCGACATGCCGGAGTACCGCCTGCTGGAGGCGCTGCTCTCCGAGGCGGTGAACACCTACGTCTACGGCGACGAGAACAAGCGGCACTGGGTCGAGGCCCGGCGCTGGCTCACGCGGCCCGAGCAGCCGAACTCAAGCCTGTACCACGACGGGATCACCCTCCAGTTCGTGTGCTCGCACCTCGGGCTCGACGCGTCCTACATCAGGAAAAGGGCCTTCGAGGAGAGAATCAGGAACAAATCTGTTGACACTCCACTGGAGGTTGCTGTATAAGCTCCTCCTAGATACTATTTCAGGGCTTGTGACATCGTCGCCCTTGCCAGGACCCACGTCAGCGACGCAGCGAAAAGCCTGAAGACCGAGTATCCGGCAACGGAGAAAAGTTTTCAGGCTTTTTTGCTGTGGACCCGAAGAACCAAGACACCCTACCGACCGTGACCCTCGACAACGTCGAGGTGTTCTCCGTCGGGACCTGGAACGGGGACCCGTACTCCGAGCACGACCTCGACCAGATGGTCTCCGCGTTCCACGAGCTGCGCTCCAGCTGGGAGCCGGCCGCGAAAGCGGGGCACGAGGACGGGCAGGAGAAGGACGGCATGATGAGCCGCCTCTTCGGCGTTCCGGCGCTCGGCTACGTCGACCAGCTCGCCCGCAAGGGCGGCAAGCTGATCGCGCGCTTCAAGGACATGCCGCGCCGCTTCGCCGGGCTCGTCAAGGCGGGCACCTACAAGAAAATCTCCTCCGAGGTCTACTGGAACTACAAGAACCCCGCCACCGGCAAGGTCTACCCGCGCGTGCTGAAGGCTGTCGCCTTCTTGGGTGCGGACGTTCCGGCAGTCACCAACCTCAAGGAGATCGAGGCGCTGTTCTCCGTCAAGGACAACGGCGCGCTGGTGGCCTACGACGACGCGAAGAACGAGTTCCGGGCCTACGAGCAGGAGTACTGCGGCGAGGCGTACGTCGCCCCGATGCAGACCCGCAAGCTCGACAAGGCCACGGTCAAGTACAGCGAGAGCGGCAAGGCGGACGACACGTGCGGCAAGTGCCGCTACTTCCAGGGCGACCAGTGCTCCGTCGTCGAGGGGACGGTGGACTACAACGGCACCTGCGACTTGCAGAAGCCGTACCCCTCGAAGATGGCCTCGATCGTCCGCGTGAAGAGCCACAGCATCGTCCGTCAGGGCGACAAGTTCTGCGTGGTCTCGAAGGACGACCCGAGCAAGGTCCTGGGCTGCCACGACACCGAAGAGGATGCCCAGAAGCAGCTCGCCGCTGTCGAGGCAGGCAAGGCGGACAACGGCAACAACGACAACGACGGCGACGAGATGAAACCGCCTTTCAAAAAGAACAATTCGGAGGGTCACATGAACGAAGATCAGATCAACGAGCTCATGAAAAAGCGCGAGGACGAACTCAAGCTCCAGATGTTCAAGGAGTTCGAGGATCGCATCCACAAGGCGCGCGAAGAGGGCAAGGAAGAGGCCAACAAGGAGGCCGAGGCCCTACGCGAGGACATCCGCAAGCTCCAGCTTGAGAAGCGCTCCGAGCGCATCGAGGCGTGGATCAAGAGCATGAAGGAGCAGGGCAAGCTGCTCCCGGCCGAGGAGTCCAAGGTGCGGAGCCTCCGCCAGTGGATTCCCGACGAGGGGACCGACCTGAAGTTCTTCTCCGTCAAGGAGGGGAAGACCCAGGAGTTCACTGCCGGGCCGGCTGAGATTTTCGAGTCGCTCTTCTCGAACCGTCCGAGCATCTTCCGCACGCTGAGCGCGCACGAGGACAGCGAAGAGGACCAGGGCTCCGTCCTTCAGGACGCGGGCGCCGAGGTCGACCGCCGCGCGAAGCAGTTCGCCGAGAAGCGGGCGAAGGACGGCGTGAAGGTCGCCTACATGGAGGCCGTCAAGCACGTCCTGGCGGGCAACCCCGGTCTTGCCGAGCGCTACCGCCAGCAGCGGCAGTAAGCGGGGCCAAACCAAAAGGGACGTAAAGGAGAACAGCTATGTCTGAGAAACGTGGTGGAGACTTCGGACCTTCTGCTGTCGCGAGCGGAGACCTGAGCGGATTGCAGTTCAAGTTCGTCCGGTTCATCGGCAACGACGTGTTGATCCCGACCTCCGGCTCGCAGTGCCTGGGAGTCTTGCAGAACAAGCCCAAGAACCGCGAGTTCGCGGGCGTCATCGGCATCGGCTACACGAAGCTGTGGCTCGGCAACTCGATGGGCAGCGGGTGCGAGGTCATGGCTGGCAACCAGGGGTTCGCGACGATCGCGGCCTCGGGTCAGTGGACCCACGGCTTCCTGCTCACCGCCGGCAACTCCGGCGACCTGGGCGAAGCTGTCGTCGGCCCCGGCTACATCAAATCGGTCTAAAGGAGAGGCACAATGGACGGAACTGTAAACCCTGGTATCGTAAAACGCTTCGCCGGAGCCACGGGCCGGGACTTGCACATCGACGTGCCCCTCACGGGTCTCACGATCGCGTACGAGCCGCAGGGCCTGATCGCGCCGATGATCTACCCGGTCGTCAGCGTCGACAAGGAGACCGGCGTCTACTACACCTGGCCCAAAGCGGAGAGCATGCGCCTGTACGACGCCTTCCGCGCGCGCGGGCGTGAGGCGAACCGCATCACGTTCGACGTCAGCTCGGACGGGTACGCTGTCAAGAACTACAGCTTGGCGCTGGACATCCCGCTCGAAGACATCGCGAACGCAGACGCGGCGCTCAACATCCAGGCTTCGGCCGCAGAGCGCGTCACCGACGGTCTGAATCTGGCCTGGGAGGACCGTCTCGCGACGACCCTCACCACGACCACGAACATGACCTCCTCGACGGCGCTGGCCAACCCGTGGTCCGACTTCACGAACAGCTCGCCGATCGACGACCTGTACACGGCCCGCAACGCGATCCGCAAGCAGACCGGCTACACGCCGAACGTCTGGATTTACTCCGACGTGGCGTGGACCAACATCTCCCGGCACCCCGACGTGATCGAGTTCATCCGGGGCAAGGGCGACGACACCGGAGGCGGCCCCGTGAGCGAGCAGCAGCTCGCCAACGCCCTCGGGGGCGGGCGCGTGCTTATCGGTAAGGGCCTGAAGAACATCGCGGCAGAGGGCCAGGCCCCCGTCTTCACCGACGTGTGGTCGACCGCCTGCGTGGTGCTCTATGTCGCGCCCAACCCGGGCATGATGCAGCCGTCGCACGGCTACACCTTCCGCTGGACCCCGACCGGCCTCCCCGGCCCGCTGGCGGTCGAGCGCTACCAGAACACGCGCCCCAAGACGGAGTCCGTCGAGGTGCACATGTTCCAGGACGAGAAGGTCACCGGCGCGGACCTCGGCTATCTGATCGTGGGGTGCTAAGTGAACGTCTTCACCAAGGCGATCGACACGAAGAACTTCAAGGCCGTGCCCGGCATGGCCGTGCCGCGAAAGTACGACAAGCCGCACGTCATCCGCCACCTGCGAGAGAAGTACGGCAAGGACGCGGTGATCGCGATCGGCCAGGACAACCTCGACGTGCTAACTGCGATGCTGGGGGGCGAGTCGGCTGAGAAGTCGCTCGCCTCCATGAAGCAGATGAGCGTCGAGCAAGCGCAGAAGATCAAGGCCCTTGAGAAGGAGAACGCCGCCCTGCGCAAGCAGGTGCAGCGCCTTGAGGGGCCCCAGCAGTAAACCCGGACCCGCGCCAGCGGGTGGCGAGCCGAGAGGCTCGGGAGGTACAGCGTGAGAATCAAAGAGCGGTTCCTCAGCCTGACAGCTGCCAAGGTAGTCGGCACGACCGACTGGCGCGGCGTCTCGATCATGAGCTCCGGCACCACCGTGGTGTCCGTGGCCGCGACGCGCGCGAAGTCGGGCGCGGTGATCCTGACCCAGGCGATGCAGATGACCGTGGCGACCAACTCGGCCAACCCGAGCGCCATCTTCACGGTCCCGGCGTCGGTGGGCAACGGCAGCTTCATCATCACGACGATCGGAAGCGTGGCGCCCCCGGTGAACATGCCGGTGGCTTGGGCCATCATCCAGTGATGTCGCGATGTCGAGGATTCCGTACCTCTCCCGGACGGCGCTAGTCTTCCAGGACAACGTCGTCGTCAGCAGCGGGGCCGACTTCGGCGCGAAGCTGACAGGCCAGTTCACGCGCTTCTCCGGGGTGGGCCTCATCGCCTCGGGGAGCATGTCCGTCCGGCTCCGCACCTTCGCGTCCGCAGCCGGCACGCCCACGCTCTCCACGTCGACCTGGGCGCTCAACTCCGGCACATCCATCCTCGACGTCGCAAACTACGGGAACTACACCGCGATCGACGTGACTGCGGCCAACAGCAGCGCGTTGAACAGCACCCTGCTCATCTACGGCGAGCCGCTTCGCTAAGGCGAGGGCGGAGATTTAATCTTCAACTCCCTCCCGAGGTGTGTTACACACACAGCGAGGAGGGATTGGCGCTTTGATGAGAACCTACGAGCTAGACATAGTGATGTACGTCTCCGGGCTCCCGTTCGACGGCGACACGATCCCGTCCGGGCAGTCGCTCGGCGGGTCGGAGACGGCTGCCGTCCAGCTGGCCGAGGAGCTGGGAAGGCAGGGCCACAGGGTCACCGTCTTCTGCAACTGCGAGGGCGTGAAGGAGATCGGGGGCGTGCTCTACTCGCCGATCGGCTGGGCGGGGCGGCAGTTCCCGAAGGGCTTCTACGACTACATCCGCTCCGTCCCCGTGGACGTGTGCATCGTGCAGCGCATCCCGAGCATGTTCCAGTTCGAGACGCGCTCGAAGGTGAACCTGCTCTGGCAGCACGACCTCGCGACGAAGACCGGCCCGTCGATCTTCCAGCCCTACTGCTGGAACATCGACCGCATCCTCGTGCTCTCCCAGTTCATGAAGAAGCAGTACCAGGAGGTGCACGGCGGCAGCGACGACCTGTACCACGTCACGCGGAACGGCGTCGACCCCGAGCTGCTCGCGTCGGTGCCCGAGACTCCGCGAGACCGCTTCCGGCTGACCTACACCGCGCGCCCCGAGCGCGGGCTCGACATCCTCCTGCGCGGCGTGTTCCCGAAAATCCTTGAGCGCGAGCCCCGAGCCAAGCTCTACGTCTCGCGCTACACCGACCCGAACACGATGGAGTTCTACGGGCAGCTGGAAGCCGAGATGAAGCGCTTCGGCGACCGCGTCGAGTTCCTTGGCAACCTGGGCAAGAAGGCGCTCTACGACAACTACCGGCGCTCGCGCCTGTACCTGTACCCCTCCATGTTCGAGGAGGTGAGCTGCATCACGGCGATGGAGGTCGCGGCCAGCGGCTGCGTGTTCCTCGGCCCGTGGCGCGCCGCGCTCCCCGAGACGCTTGGCGGGTGCGCCCCGCTCCTCACGGACGAGGGCGTGCTGGGCCGACCCGGCGACGCCGCCGAGACCGGGCTCAAGCCCCCGAGCGAGAAGTTCGTGGCGGCGGTGGCCGACCACGCCGTGCGGCTCATGCGCGACGACGCGTACTGGGAGGACTGGCAGCGGAAGTCCCTCGTACGCGCTCAGGGGCTCAGCTGGAAGGGTGTGGCCGAGGACTGGATGCAGCTTGTGCACGAGACGATCGCGAGGAAGTCCGGCGACGCGCGTCGCATGGTGCGCCACTTCCTGTTCAACTCGGACGTGGTGGCCGCGCGCAAGTACGCGGACGAAGCGAAGTCCCCGCAGCTCCAGCGCTCGGTCGACAACTACGTGGACCGCTACGTGCCGTTCATGTCGCGCCGCATCCCCGAGGAGAAGCGCCCGACGATCCAGCAGTTCTACGAGCAGCGGAGCGGCGGCGACCGCGCCAACTGGCAGACGGCGATGTACGCCGAGACCGAGGTGCGGACCCAACAGCTGATCAACTTCATCCGGCCGCACGTCGAGTCGGGCGACATCAAGACGCTGCTCGACTTCGGGTGCGCGCACGGCGGCTACACCAAGGCGTTGACAGACGCCTTCCCGAACCTGAAGGTCGTGGGCGTGGACACCTCGCCCAGCCTGGTCAGGTGCGCGAACGAGCTGAAGGCGAGCGGGCAGTGCAAGAACCCGCAGAACATGCGCTTCGTCGTCGCAGACGAGAACACGAGCATCCCGAAACTGAACGACCTTGAGTTCGGCGATGACGGGATCGAAACGTATCAAAAGCCGTTCGACTGCGTGGTCGCGATGGAGGTGCTGGAGCACCTACCCGACGCCGAGGCTGCGGCTACCAAGCTGGAGGGCTTGTGCAGGGAGGGCGGGTGGACCATCTTTACAGTCCCCTCTGGCCACCGTGAGCGCGACGAGCTGGTGTCGAAAGGAGTGCCTCCGGTGCACGTGCGGTCCTTCGACCTGCACGACCTGCGCGACCTGTTCCAGAGGAAGCCCGAGTACTCGGTCACGAGCTTCAGCGACCTGACCGAGGCCGAGATGGACCGCACGTTCTCGTGCTGGTTCATGGTCTGCTACCGCGCCGACCACGCCCCGCTGGGCGAGATCGACTACGGGCGCAAGTTCTTCCTCCAGGGGCCGCGCGAGACCCTCGCCGTGTGCGTGATCGCGCACAACTCCGAGGACGTGATGCACCGCTGCCTGCGCTCGGTGATCCGATACGCGGACCAGGTGATCGTGGTCGACAACGGCCCGTCCACCGACCGCACGGCCGAGGTTGCGATGGAGTACACAGAGGACGTGCGCGCCGGCACGAGCCCGTTCTGGTGCTACACGCACCTGGTCGTCCACCCGTACGACGGGATCGACCCGAACGTGTGCGAGATGGCCGGCTTCGAGACGCCGCGCAACGAGTCGGTCGAGGGCGTGTGGACCGACTGGATCATGTGGATCGACTGCGACGAGCAGCTCCTCGACCCGGCGAACCTGCCGAAGTACCTGCGGAGCAACTGCTACGTGGGGTACGCCGTCGAGCAGCACCACATCTCGGTCGACGCGGTCAGCGCGATGAAGCGCGACGTGCCGGTGCGGCTCTACCGCAACGTGCCCGAGATGCGCTTCTACGGCATCGTGCACGAGCATGCGGAGCTGGGGATCAACAGGGGCGTGGGTCCGAACGTGATGGTGGCGACCGACGTGAAGCTCCACCACGACGGCTACCTGGTCGAGTCGATCAGGCGGAACAGGTTCCGGCGCAACCTCCGGCTCCTCCAGTGCGACCGCAGGAAGTACCCGGAGCGGCTGCTCGGCTGGTTCCTCTACGAGATTCGCGACTGCCAGCACATGGCGCGCTACGAGCAGGAGCAGAACGGCGGGTTCGTCAACGAGAAGGTGCAGCAGCTCTGCCACACGACGATCCGCGCCTACCGCGAGAAGTTCATGAAGGACAACATGATGATGTCCGAGGACGCGCTCAACTACTACTCGAACGCCCTGGCCATGCTCGGCATGGGCGTCGACGTGGTCGCGGACATCGAGATCGGGCGCCAGGGGAGCCCGATGGGCCCGCAGAAGTCGGTGATGCGCTTCCGCGCCGCCGACGTGAACGAGGCCGCAGAGATGCTCAAGACCCGCATGGGCCAGCTCGCCGTGCCGCACTCCGGGAGGTACGTGGCGTGATCGACGACAAGGTCCCGGAGATCACCGAGGGGTTCACGCTCGCGGTGACGCGCGCGGACGGGCAGAAGCAGGAAACTACCTACGATCAGGACGGGCCGCTCGACCTACAGAGGACTGCGAGGGCCGCCGTGAACGAAGCATTCGCAGAGGCGCTCGACCGGCGCCTCGCCGATATTGTCACGGAGGTTCTCGACTATGAGCGACGGCGTTCTGATTAAACACGACTTCAAGTTCTTCATCCAGCGCGACGACGGACGGACGGAGGAGACGGAGTGGATCGACAACCTCTTCGTGAAGCGCGGCATGTCCTACCTGGCGCGCCTCCAGTCGACCGACGTCGTCTCGGCGATGAACTTCATGCACCTCGGGAGCGGCACCGTGGCGGCGACGCTGTCGGACATCGCGCTAGGGAGCCAGTCCGGCTCGCGGTCCGTGATGGCCTCGCGCCTGGTGACGGGGGCGAACTCGAACATCCTGACCGAGGTGGCGACCTTCGCCGGGTTCCTGAGCGGGGTCACCTCGATCCAGCTGAGCGAGATCGGCATCTTCAACCAGGCCAGCTCGGGCGGCGACATGCGCTCGCGCGCGGTGTTCGCGCCGATCGTCCTGGCCGACACGGACTTCTTGCAGGTGACCTACCGGACCACGGTCGGGAGCATCTGACGAGGGACGGCGGTGAGGGGCCTGCTTGTCCGCCAGCACAACGGCTCCTTCAGTCTCCTGCGGTATGAGCCGATCATCCAGGAGGTGGCTGGCACGGATCACTTGGACGTGTATGTTGCTCCTGGCGATCCTGTTGGTTTCAGGAATATGTGCGTGGCTGGCACTCACGCACTTCTGGGCACCGCTCCTGTCGGACTCGATGACACGGGCGACGCTCTCGCCGTAGAGGTGTTCATCGTGCCGAAGGCCGCGATGTCGGCAGACTTGAGGCGACGGATTTTACAGGCGCAACTATCTTATCAACCCACAACCAAGGAGAAGACTATGTATGACATCGTGATCAACGCGACACTGAGCGGCGACTCCGTGCTGGGCGTGGCCAGCGTGTCCAAGGACGGCAAGCCGTTCACCGACTACAGCGCGACCTACCACAGCATGAGTGCGGACCAGATCAAGATGCTCAACGCGCACGTCCAGGACTTCGTGCGGAAGAACCGGCTCACCGGCCTCACGCGCGAACAGATGCAGAACGTCCAGAAGCGTTTCGCCAACCACATGTTCGCGCTGGGCGACAAGGTCGGGAAAGGCAGAAAGTAAAAAGGAGAGGTGGACCATGACGGAGCAAGAGAAGAACCAACTGAATGGCCGCATCGCGGACGCCCTGTTCGGCTGGGACAAGCGCGACAGCGGCAAGTGGGCGGACCCGACCGGCGACGAGTACGACCTAGCTCCCAACTACACGGACAACAGCGGCCTGGTTGTGAGCATAGAGTACAAGCTGCGGGCTCGCGGCTTCTCCCTGAGCTTCGTCTGGCCGCTCGGGCAGGCGTGCGAGTACAAGCTGACCAAGAACGGGCAGGACTACATCGGCGTGGGCGGAGTCAAGAGCCTCGCCATCTGCCTCGCCACCCAGGCCGTGCTCGACGCGGGAGTGCTGCTTAAAGCGGACGTGTAGGGGGATCGGGGGGTTCCAGATGACCATAGAAAAACACCCGACTCGGGAGTTGCAGCAGCAGATCGTCGACCGGAAGTTCCTGTTCTCCCGGCCCGACCGGCTGAACCAGAAGCTGTTCGTGATCACCACGATCTTCAACGCGACGCGGTGGCGCTCGCGGTGGAGGCTGTGGGAGGACTTCGCGAAGCACGTGCAGGAGGCCGGGGCGGTGCTCATCACCGTCGAGATCGCCTTCGGCGAGCGCGAGTTCGTCCTCACGCAGGAGGGCGACATCTACGACGTGCAGCTCAGGACGAACTCCGAGATTTGGTTCAAGGAGAACGCGATCAACATCGGGGTCATGCGGGCTGTCCACCTCGGGGCCGGGAAGATCGCCTGGGTGGACGCCGACACGATGTTCGCGCGCGGGGACTGGGCCGACGAGACGCTCCACCAGCTTGAGCACTACAACTTCGTGCAGATGTGGAGCCAGTACCAGGACCTGACGCCGGACCACGAGCTGATCGGCACGGCGACGAGCTTCGCGGACAACTACCTCAAGCACGGCTACAAGAAGCCGCCGAAAGGGAAGTGCTACTATGGCTACCCCTACGGAAAGAGAGGTTATCCGGGCGCACCGGGTCTTGCTTGGGCTGCTCGTGTCGATGCTCTTGATGCTACTGGCGGCCTTATCGACTATTGCATACTGGGGGCCTGTGATTGGTACATGGCGCACGCGATGATCGGGCGGCTCGACGACGTGCTGCGGCCCGAGTACAACAGGCGCTACTCCGAGCTGATGCGGGAGTGGGAGGCGCGCTGCATGCGGCTCTACAACTCCAGCAAGCGGGGCATGCTCGGCGTGGTCCCCGGGCTGGCGCTGCACATGTTCCACGGGAAGAAGGTGAACAGGAAGTACGGCACGCGCGACCAGATTCTGATCGAGGCGGACTTCAACCCGGACCTCGACCTGAAGCGCGACGCGCAGGGGCTGTACCAGCTCACGAACCGCTCGCCGAAGCTCCGCGACGAGATTCGCCGCTACTTCAGGGAGCGCAATGAAGACAGTATTGACGTCTGATGAACGAGATAGCGCTGACAGGATTGCAGCTCTTCCTGCTGGCGACGGATGCGGTTGGCATCTTCGCGTCGATCATGATCGCGCAGTACTACTGGACGGAGAACAAGACATCGCCAGTGTATCTGCTGTACGTATTCTTCACGGTGCTGACGCTGGTGTTCGTGGCGCTCACCATCTCGGACACTATGGTCATTCTCAGAGCGCCGCAATCCTGGGCCACGATGCCCATCGTGCGTGGCCTCGTGTTCAGGGCACCGCTGACAGCGTTGGAGCTGTGGATCATCAGTAGACAACATGGCTAGTAGACCGGCACAGCCCGACGTCCTGTTCGACCTTGCGACCAAGATGGGGGAGCTGACCGGGTCGCAACACGCGGTACTGGCGGAATTGAGCAGGCTCAACAGTGAGCTGCTGGGTCTTCGGGCCGAGCTGGATCGCAAGCACGAAGAGAATCTCAGGCTCATCGCAACCCGCCACGATGAGAACATGACGGCGATCAACATGCACGCTGCGGACGACGCGAGGAACTTTCAGAAAATCTTTCGGTGGATGAACTACTTCTCAGGGGCGGTTGGCGTCATCACTATCATCTGGGGAATTATCAAAGTGGTCGCGCCGTTTCTGTCGTCAGTCAGACTGGGTGAATAGGGGGGGGGCATGCGCGAAATGCTTGATGGCAAGAAGACCTACCTCGTTGCGATAGTGCTGATCGTGTACGCGGTCGCCGGTTACTTGAGCGGCCACATGTCGCTGGACGAGGCAATTAGGAACGTGCTGGATGGACTCGGCCTGGGATTCCTCAGAGCCGGGGTGCAGAAATCTGGGCTGGAGGGATGACTATGAAGGTCGTACGACTGATCGCGGTGTTGCTTTTGGTGGGGTGCTCGACGTTCTCGAAATCAATCGCTGTCACGGGAGAGTCTCTGGACGCCACGGGTCGGCAGTTCGTGCAGGTGGCGGCGCTCTACAAAGACGGGTGCGACGTGAAGAAGACTATCGCGCCGGACGAGTGCAAGAAGTTCGCTGACTTCGGGAGAAACTTCCAGAAGGTCTTCCCGACGGCGGTGGGGCTGTGGAAGTCGGCACGTGCGGCGGGCGACAGCACGACTCAGCAGGCGCTTGAGAGCAAGCTGGGCGAGCTGGCGGGCGCGTTGAGTCAGTTCAGCATAATGGCGTTCAAGGCCGTGGAGGGCAGCTAACATGGGAGCGGAACTCGCACTGCAATTGATCCCTGGGCTCGTCGTGTCGATCGGGCAGATCGTCGCGATGATGCGCGACGATAGCATGACGCCAGAGCAGAGGGCGGCACAGCTGGATGCGATTGAGAAGCGCCTCGACGAGACGATGAAAGCTGTGCAGGCGGCGCAGCTGCCGAACGCCGGGAGCAACAACCCGTGACGATCGACTGGACTCACGTCAGGCACTTCAGCATGGACGAGTTCGCGGAGCCGGACAAGCTCCGCTGGGACATGCTGAGGATGCTGGACAACCTGCGGGAGAACTGCGGCTTCCCGATGTACGTCACGTCGAGCTACCGCGACCCGGCGCACAACGCTGCGGTCGGTGGCGTGTCCGACAGCTCGCACTGCCTAGCGCCCGACGGCCTGTACAGCGGCGTAGACATCTCGATCACGGACGGAGCGCGTATGTTCAAGGCCGTGAAGGGGGCGCTCGCTCTCGGGTTCAACCGAATCGGCGTCTACCCGAAGCATGTCCATCTGGACATCGAGGGGCGGCTACCGCAGAACGTCATCTGGACGGGGAGCGACTAAATGGCCTTCATACCAAGCGCATCGAGGTCCACCCGCAGACGGGCTACGAGTTCCTCTGGCCCATCGGGCGCGAGCAGCCCATGCGCGGCGGCGAGAAGATCGGCATCGAAGTGACGGCGGTCGACACCGTGAACGCGGTCGGATGGTTCTGGGCGGACGAGTAAGCCATGAGCGGAATCACCATACCGGCGACCGGGTCTGGTACACAGAACCCATCCGTCGCCACCGAAGTAATAAGCTCAGACCATTATCAGCTGTTCAAGCTGATCGACGGTAACGTAGGCTCGTTGAGCCCGGTCGGTACATCGGCCAACCCACTCTTTGTCAGGTACACCGTATCGACGCTGCCCATCACCGGAACGGTCTTAACACAGGGTGGTTCGCTGACGGCATTTCAAGGGGCGGCACCGTGGACCTTCATTGGCTCGGTGAACATCACGGGCGATGTGGCAGCAGGCTCGCTCGACGTAGGGTTCCCGGTAAAGATCGGTGGCTACGCTATCTCGTCTGCGTTCCCAACTTCAGTGGGAAGCGGCACCAGGGTCAACGCGCTGTTCGATAGGACCGGACGTCAGATCACGATGCTCGGCGCTCCGCTGGCGCTGCGGCAGAACAAGCACAACGATTTCACCGGGCCACTGAGCGGGACCGTCGTGTGGTCTGCTGGCGTGGCGAACCGCATAATCGTCACCGACTTCAACGTCATGGCTGGAAGCGGCACCAGCGGCATCGTCACTCTGTTCTACGCGCGATCAGGTGCTCCGATCCAGTTCACCGTCGGATCGGGCATCTGCCTGTTCCGTGCTGAGATGGCCCCGTCCTCGACGGTCAAGCCAGGAGCCCTGAAGTCGTTGCCGTACCCCGAGTGCGGCGACGCGAACGACGCTGTGCGCATCAGCATCAGCACTTCGATGCAGGTGTACGTGCAGGTCGGGGGATTCGAGGCCCCGTGATAAATGGCGATCACCATCACCAAGCCAACCAGCCAGGTAGGAGACACTGCCAACCAGGCGACGTATCCCATGTCGCCGAGTTTCCTGCCAGCAGCAAACGCGCAATTCGTCGTGATAACCAACGCGTCGGCAACGCTGCTCGGGTCGATCTCCGGGGTGGGCGGAATATCCTGGCAGCTCGTCGCTTCGATGGAGCCGCAGGCGGCTGGCAGCGCGGCACGCATATTCACCGGGTACACGGACGGAGCGCCTAGCAGCGCGTCGATCGTCGCGAATTTCACGGGAGACAATGCGACCGGCTGCACGGCGATTCCACTTCAGCTTACCGGGCAGGAACCGTACATACGCCAGATCGTCCAAGTGCAGAGCGTGGGGGCGAACCCGCAGGTCACGTTCCCACTCCCGCTCGACACGAACAACGCATACATAACGGCGGTGCTGTTCACGTCTGCGCTGGGCGTGTTCACACCGCCCAGTGGATGGACCACGGTTTCAGCGAGCTACGGAACGCCCACCACCGGGCTGGCCGTCGCGCACAGATCGACCGGCGTGTCGACCACGACCATAGTTCTAAGCACGGGAAACATCAGCGGGCTCGCGGCTTTCGGCTTGGAGATTTGGGCGCAGGGGAACATCCCCAGCTTGGACCCATTGGGTACTCAAGGGATATTCGGGCTATGATCGCAAGCTCCTTCACGCTCGGCACGATTCAGATCGACGGACGGCGCTATGTGACAGAGCGACACGTCGATGACTTCTCGCGAGTGTACAACTTTGAGTACCTTGCCAGTTCTGGTGCGAACTACACCGCCGTGATGAGCGCGAGGTCCGTGCAGCTGGCGTCGGACTTGGTCATTCAAGAACTGGCGAGCGACTTGTCGAGCGTGCTCACGTACGGCGACTCGGCCACGGTAACGCGGAGCTACTGTACAGTGAATCAGCTGACCACGATGGCGCGGGCCTTCTACCGGGACGCGACGAAGGAGAACGCGGTCGCGATGGGCGCGTACCTCTCGACGCTCACGGACAACCAGCTCCAGAACGCGTTCAGCCTGACGGCGTCGCAGACGGCTCTGCTGCGGACCAAGGTCACCAGCGCCGTGGCGATCTGGCACAGCATCCAGAGCGAGGCGGGGCAGTAAAAGTGGCGATCATCTACGTGAGATCGACAGACGGGAACAACGCCGACAACGGCTCAACTTGGGCTCTGGCGAAGGCGACGATCGCCGGGGCGCTCGCCATCGCGGTCGGCGGCGACATCATCTACGTGAGTCAAGCCCACTCGGAGAGCGCAGCAGGGATAACGTGGACCTCAGCTGCCACCACTCCGGACACGATCACGATCATCGCAGCAAACGACGGGGCGGAGCCACCGACGGCGGAGGCGGCTAGCCTTGTGAGCATCACGACGACGGGGAACAACAGCCTCAACATCATCGGCCCGCTCGTCATCCGTGGCTTCTCGATCACCATCGGCTCTGGCGGCGGCGCTAGAGCGGTCCTAGACCTAAGTGGCGTGTTCTGTAGCGTTGTCATCGACAAGTGCGACCTCACCTTCTCCAGCAGCGGCAACAACAACGGCATCAACATGAACACGGGCAACAGCGTGCCGCAGTTCCTAATGATGAACAACGTGAGGATCAAATTCTCTGGCACTTCCGACCGCATTTATACGAATGGTCGGACGATCTGGCGGGGTGGCAGCATCATCTCGGGCAGCGCGACCCCGACCCGCATCGTGACCTCGCAGACCGAGTTCAGCGGCGCGCGGTTCTACACCAACGCGCTGCTCGAAGACTTGGATCTCTCGAACCTCGACGCAAGCGTCCAGATATTTGATCCCAACCAAATCATTTTGGGTGTCATTCGGGATTGCAAGCTACCGTCCGGGTGGTCTGGGACGCTCATTCGATCCGGCTCGGCCTTCACCTTCATGGAACGCGCTGAGCTGTACAACTGCGACTCGGGGGATACGAACTACCGCCTTTGGATTGAGGACGTGTTCGGATCAATCAAGCACGAAACCACGCTGGTCAAGACGTCGGGAGCTTCGGACGGCACGACTCCGTTGAGCTGGAAGATGGCGAGCACGGCATACACAAAGTTTCCATTCCCGGCGCTGCGTTCCCAGGAAATCGTCAGGTGGAATGATACGACAGGGAGTACGGTCACTGTAACGATTGATATTCTGCACGACTCAGCGACCGCGCTGACCAACCACGACATCATCGTCGAGTTCGCCTATCTCGGCACTAGTGGGTTCCCCGTCGGAAGCGTTTCCACCCAGCTGTCGTCGGACGTTCTTTCAGCGTCCAGCAATCACAGCGCATCCTCCGCGACCTGGACCACGACTGGGATGAGCAACCCGAACACACAGAAAATCTCGGCGTCGTTCACGCCTCAAGAAAAAGGATTCATCGTCGCGACGGTGTGCCTGTTGAAAGCAAGCTACACGGTCTACGTCGACCCGGTCCTACAGTCCTCATGACGATCCATGAGCCTCCTGCTTCTATTCCAGAACTCCGCCGCCAGAGGCGTTCAGGCTCCTGCTGGTTCCCTGAGCCCCGCAACGACGCAGCAGGTGCAGATTCCTGGCGGTCCATACATCAACCTCATCGCCACGGGGCAGCAGCAGATTCCCGGCTGGCAGTACATCAACGAGCCGATCATATCGCCAGGGGGCCAGGTCTTCGCCCAGACGATAGACGACGTGCTCGACGTGATCGACAGCTACACGCGCGCGCAGGCGAGCAACCTCGACGACCGCTCCGCCGTTCAGGACGCGCTCACCAAGACGCTCGGCAAGGTGGTGGACGACGCGCAGGCAGCCCTCGACGAGTTCACGAAGTCTCGCGGGATCAACCTCGACGAGCGCCAGGATGTGTCCGACACGGCGCTGTTCTCACGCTACGTCGCGCTCGCGCTCGCGGACCTGCTCGACGTGCTCGACAGCTACGTCCGCACCCAGACCGCTAACATGACCGACAGCGCCACTGCCGAGGACGCCTTCACGAAGGCGCTCTCGAAAGTGGCGGACGACAGCGTCACCGCCGCAGACCTGATCGAGAAGCTGATCGGCGCGTCCATGCAGGACCGCGTCGACATCGCCGACTCCCTCAACACCCTGCGGGTCCTCGTGCTCGGCGACCTGCTGCCGATCTTCGACGACTACTTCAGGCTGCAAGGCGCGAACCTGGACGACAGCGGGGTCGTCGAGGACGCGCTGGTCAAGACGCTCTCGAAGCTCCTCACCGACGACGTGTCGCTCGACGACACCGTGACCCTGACGAAGTTCCGGGCCATGACCATCACCGACCTGCTCGACGTGGTGGACGACTACACGCGCAGCCAGAGCTTCAACCTCAACGAAGCGACCCTCAGCCAAGACGCGATCGAGAAGCTGATCGCCAAGGACCTGACCGAACGGCAGGACGTGAGCGACACCGTGGACATCCAGAAAGTAATCGCACTCATCCTCATCGAGGTGCTCGACTTCCTCGACCTGACCGACGAGTTCGTGAAGAAGCTCTCGGTCTCGATGGCCGAGCCGCAGCAAACCCTCGACACCACCCAGTTCCTGATCGACAAGACGAACACGGACCGCGTCGACGTGGCCGACTCCGCCACGCTCGACAAGTTCGTCGTGCTGGTGCTCCAGGACCTCCTGAGCGTGGTCGACGGGTTCACCCGCATGCAGTCGGCGAACATGGACGAGTCGGCTGCGGCCTCCGACGAGTTCACGAAGAGCGTGGCCAAGACGCTGACCGACCTGCTCGACGCTCGCGACGAGCTGACGAAGCTCCTCTCGCTGACGATCGCGGACCGCCAGGACGTGGCGGACGCCGTGGACTTCGTCCGCATCCTGTCCGCGCTCCTCTCCGACGTGGTCGACATCGCGGACGGCATGACCCGCTCGCAGACGGCCAACCTCGACGACCGCGCAGGGGCGGTGGACGAGCTGACGAAGATTCTCCTCGCGAACATCTCCGACCGCCTCGACCTGCTCGACGAGGTGGTCGCCACCAAGTTCATCGCGCTGGTCCTCTCGGAGATTCAGGACGTGGCCGACGACATGGTCCGCTCCCTCGCCGTGGTGATGGACGACTCGACCGTCGGCCAGGACGCGCTGGTGAAGCTGATCTCCAAGGTGGTGTCCGAGAGGGTGGACGTGTCCGACAGCGTGCTCGTGGAGTACGTCGCGGCGATCATCATCATCGCGGAGTACCTTGACACGCGGCTGGGAGCGAGGCACGATTTGGTCAACCGGCTGGGCGGGATCAACGGCTTGACGAACCGGGTGTCCAAGCTGCTGACCGCAGGGCCGCGCGCCTCGACCACTTCAGACGGTCGCATAGCAAAGATCAAAGAGACGCTGGCGAGAAAGCCCGGAACGAGGGGGCACAAGCGATGAGCATCGCTGGCGGCATCGACATCGCGCAGTCTCTCCCCGTGCTCGAAGCTGGGGACACCAAGCAGTTCACCATGACGGCGAGCCCGACCGTGCCCGCGACGGCGGCCTTCGTCATGTTCAACACGGACGGCAGCACGCTCGCGCTGAACCCCGTGCAGCCCAACGCGATCGTTGGCGACTCTGGGTCGGGGCTCCTCTACTTCAACCGCGTGCTGCCGGACACCCCAGGCATCTACTGCTACAAGTGGCTGCTCTGGGACTCGGCCTCGCGCCCGTACGTGAACGCGTACGAGGTCCTGATCCAGCGGACCGAGGCGTTCAGCTTCCAGACCTACGGCGACCCGCAGGACATCGTGCGCAGCGCGCGCCAGCTCTTCGGTCGCTCGAACATCACCTTCCGCGACATGCAGCCCTACTGCCAGGCGGCGGACGGGTTCATGGACATGTACTTCGGTCGCGTGACCTCGGTGCCGCTCGGCTCGTCGAGCCCGCTCATCCAGGACATGAGCAAGGTCTACACGCTCTGGCGCTTCTACTGCGACCAGTACAGCTACGACACCAAGCAGGAGCCGCCCGCGATCATCCACCGCAAGGAGGACTACGACAGGCTGCTTGAGCTGATCGCGGCGGGCTCGATGTCGCTCCCGGGCATCGAGGCGGCTGTGACCTTCGAGCCCGTGGCGCTGCCGGACCACACGAAGAAGCCCGTGTTCGACATGCGCGACTTCCTCGACCAGCACGTCTCGCGCACGCTGATCGACGAGGAGCAGGGGAGGGACGACGGCGACTGATGGCGAGCGTGGTCGACATCACAGTGAGCGCGACGGGCTCCGACCTGCTGCGGAGCCTCACCGAGCGCTTCGGCCAGCCCGACGTGCTCGCCGAGCTGCACCGCCGCTGGGGCATCCGCACGCTCAACTGGGTCGACCAGAACTTCCGCCAGCAGGGCGCCCTCACCGGGAGTCCATGGGCGAAGCTCCGGCCGCTCACGGTCGCGCAGCGGCGGAAGGGCTCGTCGCTCATCTTGCAGGACACGGGCGCGCTCAAGCGGAGCTTCGTGATGCAGTTCAGCTCGGCCGGCGTGGCCGTCGGCTCGCCCATCTTCTACGCCGAGTTCCACGAGGAGGGCCGTAGGGGGCCGTGGGAGATTCGCCCGAAGGACCCCGACGGCATCCTCGCCTTCAAGGGGACAGACGGCAAGACGATCTTCGCGAAGGTCGTGAAGCACCCGGGCTACCCCGCGCGCAGAATGCTGCCGCGCCAGTCGGACGCGAGCTTCATGCAGATGCTCGTCGACACAGCCGCAAACTACTACCGCGAACTGGAAAGGAGTGCCCCATGACAATCTCTCTCGTCGGAAGGCACGCCTTGACGCGCCACACCTTACACCGCTCCGCTATGCTCTGGCTGTTGCAGGCGCTGGTCGGCGTAGGCCCGGTGATCCACCTGCGGTGAGATGCCGACCTTCAACGTATTCACCGACCTGATCGAGCCGTTGGGGGAGTTCCTCCAGTCGCACCCGGCGCTCCAGGGGATCAGCATCTACTACGACCGCACGCGGGAGCGCCGGCCCCAGGTCGCGCTCCTGCCGGCGATCAACTACTTCTGGATCGGTCCGACCGAGGACCTCGCGCGCGGGTCGGGCTCGACCAGCCTCCAGGTGCGCCGGAAGAAGATCACCATCGGCTTCGGCGTCTGGGTGGCGAGCACGAACCCGGTGGAGCTGGACCGCGCGCTCTGGGAGGTGGTCGGGACGCTTGAGGACCTGCTCCGCTCGAAGACCAACTTCAACCCGAACAAGGGGATAACTCTGACCGACGCGCCCATCGCGAACGACGTGGACTACAGCGGCGAGAGCCCGCTCGTCGGCTCCGTGCTCGTCACGTGCCAGTTCGAGATGTTCGGCGGTCGCTTCGCAGGAGGGCCGGACCTATGATCACGAAGAAGTACCCACAACTCTCTACCTTTAAGACATCCACTGTGTTATCATGCGCGCGATGTCGGACTGAGATTCCGATGTTCACCCCCGTAGTCACGGACGGCAGCGACCACTGGCACGAGGCATGCGCGCCGAGTGCGCCGAGTGCGTCGACTGAAGTGCATACGGTTGAGGCTCCTGAAGACGAAACGAAGGGGGACTGACCTATGGCTATCGACCTGTTCCTGACTCGGCGACAAGTCCTGCTCCTCAAGCAGGAGACCAACTACGGCATCGACGCCGCGCCGACCCACACCGCGTCCTACGACGGGCTCCGGCTCGTCGCCCCGTTCACGCTCGACCTGGGCGAGGACCTGATCGAGACCCAAGGCGGCAACCTCTCTCGCGGCCGGTCCCGGCCCATGCCGGCGATCAAGCGCTCGGGCGTCACGTTCCGCTGCTACGTGCAGGGCGTGGACACCGCGAGCTACTCCGCCTCCGTCAAGCCACCGATCGGCGACGCGCTCCGGGCCTGCGGGCTCTACGAGACGTTCGTCGCCTCCGGGCCGGACGTCCCGGGCGGGACGCCCTACTACAAGTACGTCCCGACCAACGACGTCGGCTCCGACAGCAGCGTCACGATCTACGCGCACCAGGATGGCAAGGAGCACCGCTTCACGGGCGCTCGCGGCAACGTCAACCTGATCTGGGCGGCCGACGCGCCCGTCATCGCCGAGTTCAACTTCCGTGGACTGCTCAACTCCGAGCTTGAGACCACTCGCGCCGCGCCCGTCGGCTTCCCGACGGGGACGCCCCCGCAGTGGATCGACTCCGGCTCGATCATCGTCGGCTCCTACGGGCTGCCCGTCGAGAACCTCAACTTCAACACGAACAACACGATCTTCGAGGAGCCGGCCTCCGTCGCCAAGAGCGCGAGCGGCATCCTGAACATCGTCATCACCGAGCGCGCGCCGGGCGGGTCGATGGACCCGGAGGCGACGTTCTCGAACACGCTGGACTTCTTCCAGGCGTGGCGCTCCGCGTCCGGCTCGATCATGCGGCTCAACGCCGGCATCATCCAGGGCCAACGCTTCACGCTCACGTCCTCTCAGATGATCTTCAAGAAGGTCGGGTGGGGCGACAAGCAGGGCCTCGCGATCTTCAACACGGACTACGAGTGCTATGAGCGCACGTCGGACGACCAGTTCCAGATCGTGTTCTCCTGACGAGCAGGCGCCCCGCTGCCCCGAGTGCCTCCTCGAACCGGAGGACCCAGTAGAATCAGTCCACCTCGCGATCTTCGGGTACTGCATCGACTGCGTGCCCGAAGACCTCGCCCGAGACATCCGCGAACGCATCGAGAGAAGGAGAAACCTGCACTAATGGCCGGAATCAGGGACAAGCACCGCAAGAGCTTCCTCGGCATCTTCACGGGGGAGACGTTCGTGCTGCGCCGGATACGCGCGAGCGAGTTCATGGCGCACCTCGGGATGCTCCCGGGCGACAACTCCGAGACGCTCTCGGACCAGCTGAAGTCGCTCGGCAAGAAGATCGAAGAGCGCAGCGCCGATCCGACCGGGGAGCGCGACCTCACGCGCTTCTACCTGGAGCGCGGCGTGCGCTCGCCGAAAATCTTCTTCGGCGACTACGACGACTGCCCCGACGACCAGATTCACGTCGACGACCTGTCGGACGACGCCGAGAGCCTCGTGCGCGCGATCTCCGACTACAGCTTCGACTTCTCGGGGTTCAAAAAAAAAATGGACGAACTTCTTCAGAAGCTCAAGCCCGCTTCTGCTGGACCTGGTGGCGAGGCGCTACTCCCGGCTCCCGACGGAGCTGCTCCCGAAGGGGACGGTGCCTGAGGCCCACGCGCTGGGCTTCAACACCAACGTCGCGCTGCTCGGCGCGATCTCCGAGTACAACGCACTCAACCGGGACCGGGCGGAGGGTCCCATCTCAAACCGGACGTCAGCCCGCGCCGCAATCGCCGAGGCGAGGGCGGACCTCTACGAGATGAACCGCCATGGCTGACAACAAGATCGAAGTCATCATCAGCGCGGTCGACAAGGCGTCGCAGAACCTTGAGTCGATCAGGCGGCAGCTCGACCAGCTGAACAGCACGATGGGGACGACGGCCAGCTCCGCCAAGAGCGCCGCCGACTCGCTCTCCGCGATGGCCGCTGCCGGTCAGAAGATTCAGACGGACTTCGACCGGAGCCGCATCGCCGCGACGGCACTCACGTCCGACGTGGAGAAGCTCTCGAAAGTGCTCCAGTCCGTCGGCGCGTCGCTGCCCGCCGAGCAGATCAGGAAGTTCCTGCTCGACACCTCGCGCAGCGCGGGCGTATCGACGCAGACGGTGGCCAGCATCTACGGGGAGCTGGCGAAGCGCATCGGCACGTTCGCGAGCCAGCCGCAGCTCCAGCAGCTCACGCAGGGAATCCTCCAGACCTCCAGGGCCTTCGGCACCGACCTCCAGCGCACCACGACGAGCGTCACGCAGGTCCTATCCGGCTTCGCTACCCAGGTGCAGAACACCAACGTGGCGATCCAGCAGGGCCTCCCGCTGTCGCAGCGCGCGGGCGCGCTCATCAGCGCGATGGGCGCGGGCATCACCACGGCGGGGCAGGCAGCGGCCAACGCGAACGCCGGGTTCACGAACCTCGGCGCGGGCGTGGTGGTCCTCAACCAGGCACTCGAACTCACGCACAAGCTGATCGGCCCGCTGGAGCACGTCTTCGACGAGGCGCGGGCCCAAGCGGCCAACTACGAGGAGGCCCTCACCAGGGCCTCGGCCACCCTCAAGGTGTTCGGGTCCAGCCTGCCGAAGAAGGAGATCGCGGCCTTCGCGGGCGAGCTTGAGGTGCAGCTCAACGTCGAGGAGGAGTCGATCCTCGGCGTCACCACGCAGCTAAGGAGCCTCACCGACCTCACAGACCACGACCTGAAGGAGGCGACCAAGCAGGTCATCCTGTTCGCGCGCGCGTTCAACCAGGACACGTTCACGACGGCGCAGCGCTTCGCCTCGGTCCTGCGCGGCGACTCGGACGCGCTGTCGCGCAGCATCCAGATTCCGAAGACCATACCCGCCGACTCGCGCCTTGAGTTCATCAAGAAGCAGTACACACAGGCGCTGGAGGTCGTAAACGCGGAGACGGCGGAGACGATCAAGCAGCGCACCCAGTCGCTCACCATCGCGTACGACGACCTGCTGAAGGTGCTCGGCAAGCCGGTCAACGACACGTTCAAGGCGATCGCGCCCGAGATCACGAAGATCGTGCGCGCGATGGAGAGCTTCGTCGGGCAGCACCAGGACTTCGCCGGCGCGGTCGGCGTGGCCGTCACGGCGCTCACCGGGCTCGCCGGAGTGCTCACGACCATCGCGGCTCTGAAGATCACGGGCATCGGCGCGCAGCTCCTGGAGCTGTCGAAGAGCCTAGCGCTGTTCGCGGCGACGCCGCAGGGCCTCCTGCTTATCGGCGCTGCGATCCTCGCGACGGGCACCGCCTTCGTCAAGTTCCAGAAGGACGCGCACGACGCGGCGATTGCGAAGGACCCCGAGGAGCTGGCCAAGCACATCGCGAGCATCGAGCTCGCGATGTCGAAGGTCTCCGAGGCGGAGCGCGAGAAGATGAAGCCGCGCCTTGAGGAGCTGAAGACGCAGCTCATGCTGTCGCAGCGCGACGCGCAGGACTGGGCCGACCAGTTCAGCGACGCCGGCCAGAAGGCCGCGAACGGGCTCGTCCCGTCGCAGCTCTCGAACAAACTGCGCGAGATCGGCGACACGATCGCTGAGCAGACCGCGAACCAGGCGGGCGAGATCAAGAAGGCGCAGGCCGAGGTCGCCGCCGCCGGGCAGCAGCTGATCTACGAGACGACCGGCAACATCGACGCGCTCCAGCGCTCGTTCGAGATAAAGCGCAAGGCGATAACCGACGCCACCAAGGAGGACTTCGACCAGCGCATCCGCCAGATCGCGCTCCAGAACCGGCTGCGGCCCGAGCAGATCGAGAACGACCCAAACATCGGCGGTAAAATCCGCGAGAACCTCGCCGCGAAGGAGAAGGTCGAGCTGGACAAGGCCGACCTTGAGTACCAGCAGAAGCTGTTCCAGATCGCCCAGCAGCGCATCCAGACGCAGGACGCGCTCCAGAGCTCGATCATCGCGGTGCAGCAGTCGATCCTCGACAACGACCAGCAGCGGCTGAAGGTGCTCCAGGAGACGAACCAGCCGATCGAGCAGCAGCTCGCCCTCATCGGCAGAATCGGCAGGGAGAGCGAGGAGGTCGGTAAGGCGCGCATCGCGGACCTCGAACGCCAGCTCAAGGTTCAGCAGGACCTCGCGACGAACGGCTTCCAGGGCCGGAAGCTGGAGGGCGACGAGCTCGACAAGAACCTCACGAAGCAGAAGCAGATCACGGCCTTGTTGAGTTCGGCGAGGGAGGCCCAGGGCCAGCTGGGCCTCGCCACGCAGAAGGCTATCCTCGACGCGCTCGCGAACTCCGCGAAGCAGGCGGGCACGGCGCTTGAGGCGCAGGTCACGACGCTCGACTCGCTCCGCGACCTCGACCAGCGTCGCATCGACCTCGCCAACGCGCTCGCGCAGGCCGACGGGAAGCAGCGCGCGCCCGTGGCCGAGCTGTACGAACTGGCCAAGCGGATCGACGACACTGAGGAGGAGATACTCAAGAAGAAGATCGCGCAGAAGGAGAATGACCTACAGACAGTCCGCGCGCGAAACGCGATCGGCCTCGCGAGCGACGCCGAGCTGAAACTGGCCGAGGCTCAGCTCGACGCGCTGAAGCGCCAGGCCGAGGCGACGACCACGGAGGTCACGAAGCTCGCGCAGCAGCTGAGCCAGGAGGCGAGACAGGCAGCGGACCAGCTCGCGAACGACCTCGCGGAACAGGTGGTGCAGGGTCTTGAGAACGGGCTCCAGGGCGGCTCGAAGTCCCTCAAGGACTACTTCGACAAGCTGCTCATCAGCCTCGGTCGGACGCTGCTCACGCAGGGCTTCGCCGAGCTGCTGAAGAAGCCGTTCGAGGCGGCGGCCGCGCAGGTGCAGCAGCCGGGCGAGAAGGTCCCGACAACCACCTCCGGGCTCATATTCGCGACCCTCAAGAACGCCGTGTCGGGCACGTCCCTGGGCCAGCTCTTCGGCCTCGGCAAGAAGACCGAGACGCCGGACGCGTCGGAGAACATCGGCGAGCGGAAGCCTATCGGCGAAGCCATCGCGCGCGCGGGGGCGATCGGCACGAGCCCGACGTTCGAGACGGCGGCAGCCGGAGTCAAGACGGCGTCGGACCTCCTGGCGTCATCGTCGCGCACCTACTCCGACGCCACGGCGAAGTTCAGCGACGCCGTGGACAAGTACAGCGCGGGTCAGGCCGGCCGCGCCAGCCCGACATCAGCGCCCGAGGTGGAGGCGTCGCAGGCCAAGATCAACGACCTCCAGCAGCGTCTCGACGCGGCGATCCAGCAGCGCAACGAGGTGCAGCGCGTCACGCCGCAGAGCGACGAGGAGGCGCAGGCGCAGCAGGCGACGCTCCGCTCGCTGACGAACGGCATCGAGGCGCTCGTCAGCCAGAAGAACCAGGAGCTGGCGAACATCGGCAAGACCCAGCCCACGGCCCTCGTCGAGCCGCGCATCCTCGAAGTGGACATCACGTCCGTCTCGGGCCAGGCAGCACAGGCGCTCTCGGGCGTGAATCCGTCGCTGGAGAACGTGCAGCTCGGGCCGTCGACGGACCTGTCCGGCCTTCTGGGCAACGTCGCCTCAGCGCCCATCGAGGCGGAGCTGGCGACCGCAGCGCAGAGCGCGAACTCGCCGCTCCTTCCCGGTCCGCTGTCCAACGTGGTCGGACAGGCGAACCTCAACTTCAGCACGATCCAGGGACTCCTCGGCGCGGCCTCCGGGCTGGCTGGCGGTCAGCGCGGCGGCGGCATATTCGGCACGCTCCAGGGAGCGGTCGGTGCTGGGCAGAGCCTCTTCTCGATCTACAACGCGATCAACGGCATCCTCAACGGAGGGACAGCCGCTGCGGGCACCGCAGCGTCCGCCCTCGGCGGCGGCTTCGCGGGCGGCGCTGCCGCGTTCCCCAACGCACTCGGCGGCCTCGGCATCTTCGAGGGCGCGGGCGCGGGAGCCTTTGAAGGGGCGAGCGCTGCGGCGAGCAGCGCGGCGGACAGCCTCTCCTTTCTCGACTCCTTCCCGTTGGTCGCCCACGAAGGCGGACCGATCAACGGCTGGATGCGGAAGCACGACGGCGGTGACCTCAGGCACGACGAAGTGCCGATCATCGGCAAGGTGGGCGAGTACATGATCAACGAGGCGTCCGCGCGGAAGCTCGGCAAGCGCACGCTCGACGCGCTCAACTCGGTGGCGCGCTACCACGACGGCGGAACGCTCACGGCGCTGGGCGGCGCGAGCAGTGGGGGCGGCATGATGCTGGGCTCCGGCACCGCCGAGGCCCTCACAGCCGCAGGCGGAGCCAAGTCCGGGAGCGTCGGCTCCGCGCCAGGACGCACCGGCCCGGACGCGATGCGCCCGGGCATCTACGGCGGCGGCGGCGCCGAAGTCAACCCCTCGCCGATCAACCAGAGCCTGTACCTCGTGGACCGCAGGCCGCAGCAGCTCGCGCCGAACGACGTGGTCCTCATCCTGGAGCACGACATCGTGAACAACGGGCGATGCGCGCGCGCGATCCAGCAGCTGAACAAGAGGCACTGACATGCCCCCACTCAGAACGCTCGTCATCACCCCCGGCTTCGACATCACGCGCACCTCGGTGACGCAGGTGAACGCGGTGAACTTCGACACGGCCGGAACCGTGCAGCTCTTCAACCGTGGCTCGCGGCCCTCCTACCAGTTCGCCTACAAGCTGGAGCCGCTGTTCCGCAAGGAGAAGGAGCAGCTTGAGTTCTTCCACGCCGAGCACCAGGGCGCGAAGTCCTTCATGTGCGAGTGCCACCCGTACAACACCGTGGAGAACTACCAGCGCTTCGCCTGGGCCGACGGGTCTAGGACGCAGTTCTTCCTGCCGAACCGCTACCTCGGCGCGTCGTCGTTCTCGCTCCAGAGCCGCAACGTGCTGACGCAGGCGACCTCGATCTGGTCCACCGCCTACAGCCTCATGCCGACGCCTGGCATCATCCTCTTCGCGAGCGCGCCGTCGAGCGGCCACGACCTGGAGGCGCGCTACGCCTGCCAGTACCGCGTCGTATTCGAGGCCGGCGGGATCAAGTCGACGGAGTGGGCGCGGGGCGTGTACCGCGTCGAGCTGAACCTCCAGGAGGTCTTCATCTTCGACTGATGAGAGAGTTCACCGACGCGTTCATCACCGAGAAGAACAAGCTGGAGACCTACGGGGCGTGGGGCGTCCTGCTTGAGCTGGAGGTGAACGCCAACAGCACAGCCTACTTCACCACCTACGCCGACACGTTCACGTGGAACAGCCGGGTGTACCGGCCGGTCGTGCTGAAGATCGGCACCGAGCAGGTCGCGTCCGACGGGTCCCTGCCGAACCTCAACGTCGACTGCGCGAACATCGGCGGCGAGGCGTTCCGCTTCGCGAAGGACAACGACCTCTCGCTGAACGACGTGGTGCTGCGGCTCGTGAGCACGACGCAGACGACCTCCGGGTCCGACGCGAGGATCAAGCTCCAGGTGACGGGCATGGCCTTCAACGACGAGGTCGCGCACTTCAACCTGTCGCTGCCGATCAACACCGAGGTGTTCGGCCCGAAGCGCGTGTTCGACAGGTCGACCTTCAAGAGCATCCCGTACGGCTTCAAGAACTACGCCCTGATCTCGCACAGCTGATGGAACAGCTCTACAACCAGCTCACATCGCGTGGTATCGTCACGCCCGACGACAGGTTCTCAAGCGCCCAGGTCGCGGACATCCACGACTACCTGCGCGGGCAGAAGCTCTGGCTCGGCGGTCACTGGGTGGGGTACGCGCGCCCGAGCAGCGCCACCACCGAGCAGTTCATGGCGAACCCCGACTACTCCCGCTCCTTCGCGTGCTACGGCCCCGGCGTCGCGGCGCGCGCGCCACACCTGGCCGCGAAGGCCAGGGAGTACACGGCGCTCGCGGCGGCCTACTTCTCGGCAAAGCCCTCGCTGTTCGACTTCGCCCTGTTCTGGTCGTTCCCGGGCGGGCCCGTGAGCCCTCAGATTCAGGAGTGGCACCGCGACGCCTGCACGTTCGACGACAGGCAGTTCGCGATGTTCGCCTACCTGACGGACGTGGACGGGGACGGGGCGCACCGCTACACGGCCCGAGACGGCAGCGTCGTCGAGGTGACCGGACCGGCTGGGACGATCTTCGTCGAGGACCCCTCGGCGCTGCACATGGGGAGGAAGCCCGTCCGGAGGTGCAGGCTGATGGCGTGCGCGCGGTTCGGCCTGATGGTGCCGTGATGGAGAGGTGGATCGAGGACCTGATCGGTGTGCCGTACGCGGAGTACGGCAACACGCCCGAGGAGGGCTTCCACTGCGCCGGGCTCTGCCGCTACGTGCTCCAGCGCAAGTACGGCGTCGACCTGCCGACCGACCCGCTCAAGTGGCGCACCCTCATCCGCACGATCGACTGGCCGCAGGAGCCGCTCGACGACTACGACATCGTGCTCATGCGCGGCCCCACGGACAGCCACATCGGGCTCGCGCTGGGCGGGAAGGACGTGCTGCACTCCTGGCAGCCAGCGGGCGGCGTGGTGCTCATGCGGCTTGAGAGGCTCGCGCCGATCATCGAGGAAGTCGGACGGCTGAAGAGATGATCATCGAAGTCCGCGACATAACGGGCAAGCAGACAGCGACCGGCCACTGCGCCTTCCCGAGCGGGACCACGCTGGGCGAGGTCTTCGCGCGCGACGCGCGCCTGCGCGCCGCCAAGAAGCGGATCGTCAAGGTGCAGCTGAACGGCGCGGACACGCCCAACTGGGAGGAGATTCACCCGGAGAAGCACGACAAGGTGACCGTGATCCTTGAGCCGGGCGAGTACATCTCGCTCATCATCTCGATCATCGTCGCGGTCATCTCGATCGTCCGGTTCATCATCTCGCTCGTCAACCAGCCCAAGAGCCCCAAGCTCCAGCAGCCGACCCCGACCTACGCCTTCGAGGGGCTGCGCAACACCTTCACCCCGGGCAACGTCGTGCCAGTCCTCTACGGCGAGCACGAAGCCGGTGGCCAGGTGCTGATGTACTACGTCGACGTGATCGACAAGAAGAAGGAGAAGTTCTACGAGCTGCTCGCGGTGTCCGAGGGCGAGCTGGACTCATGCCAGAAGATTTTCGTGAACCAGATCGCGAGCACCGAGATCGCCGAGGTCGAGACCGACTTCCGGCTCGGCACTTCATCGCAGAGCATCATTCCCGGGTTCGAGCGCATCAAGAACACCTTCTACGACGGGCGCGACTTCACGAAGGACATGCAAGAGACCGGCTCGCAGTCGATCGTGTACCCGACCGTGTCGAACGACGTCGAGGGCGTCGACCTCCAGGTCTTTTTCCCGGACGGGATCGGCGCGATGCGCACGGTGGGAGCCGAGGCTGGCAGCATAAGAAAGATCAACATCGACTACGCGATCCGCTACTCGGTCGCCGGGCAGAACCAGTGGAGCGAGAAAATCTCCAAGCGCAACGCGGCAGCGAACCGCCAGCCGTTCATCGACAACTTCCACCTCGACTTCCCGAAGCCGGGTGCGTGGGACATCGAGGTGTGGTGGGACAAGTCGAACCGCAGGCCGCGCTACGGCACGGACTTCTTCCGCACGATCCTGCTGAACGTCACAGAGTACCGTGGGGAGGCCGGAGCCTTCTCCGGCACGGCGCTCGTCGCCGTGAAGGGTGTGGGCAGCAAGAAGGTCCAGGGCGGGCAGCCGCTCATCACTTCGATCTGGCGCGGGCGCAAGGTGCGCATCTACACGAGCCCGTCATCGTACTTCGTCGGCTGGACACAGAACCCGGCGTGGTGCATGCGCGACTACATGACGAACTCCGTGTACGGCATGGGCCCGTACATCACCGACGCAGACATCCACATCCCGAGCTTCCTGGAGTTCGCCGAACTGGCGGACAGCCAGACGGTCATCTGCGACGACACGGTGGACGCCTGCTCGAAGAGCGCCAGCGACGCGCAGGCGATCATGGGCGATCCGCGCATCTACACGGCGTTCGCGCCCGGGAACGCGCCCGACCCGCTCACGCGGCCCGTGCTGCCGAACCCCGCGCAGGACCCGATCCGCTTCGTCTCGACGGCCTTCAGCACGCCGATGGCCGGGATCATCAACTGCCACCAGTGCTGCCCGCACGGCGACTTCCCGTTCGTGACGGGCGTGCGCACCCCGGACCGCTTCTGTGACAGGCCCGAGATCACGGCTGAGTTCCGCGGGTCCTCGGGGCACGGCGTCGCGGGCTTCGGCATGCACATGTATAGCGGGGCGACCTGGGACAATTACACGGGATACGCCTTCATCTACAACGAGGGCCTGCACAAGATTGCGGTCGCCCGCTACAACAACCAGAGCGTCGCGACCACTGGGACGATCCTGGCGCAGGCGTCCGTGACACTCTCGCCCGGCAACGTGGTGCACTTCCTGGTCGAACCGCCCGTCTACGGCCCGCAGTCGGCCAACTTCCCGACGAGCGCGAACCATGCGCTCTGGGTGAGCGTGGCGCGCAGCTGGGGCGGTGTGTTCACCGACCTGATCCTCGGAGCGCGGGACGCTCTCCCTAACTCGGGGGGACTCAATAACGAATACGGCACGAACCTGGGCGGAATCACGATGCCCGTGAGCGAGAGCTTCCCGTCGCTGGAGCCGCTGCCGCCGAAGCTCGGTGGCTACAACGACCAGCTGTGGGACCAGTTCACCAACGTGTGCGGCACGTGCTACTGCGAGCCGACGCTGATTGATTGGGGCTGCGACGACCCGGCGATCGCCAACTGCGACAACTTCGCGGAGGAGCTCGACCCGCTCTGCGGGCTCATCTGCCCATACGGGCAGTTCGCGCAGATCGAGTACGACGGCTCGCTCCAGCCGGGCGGCATCGCGATCCGGGTGCCCGAGACCGCCACGAGCGCGGACTTCACCGGGCTCATGGCGATCTATGTCCCGGACCAGACGACCGTGGCCGTATACGTCTACTCGCACACGCCGATCAACACCGAGGGCTCGCTGCTGAGCTTCGTGTCGCAGACGA